GAAGTTGCTGGTATGGTAGAAGTATACAACAGAGTAATTGGGGAAAAGGCAAATGATGTGGACTCTTTCGCAGAAGCATATCTTGCAGTACTTGGCGCCGAGCTGGATGAGGATGGCGTCTATAAAATCCGGGATAACCGAATCATAAATCTCTACGGTACAGAAAATGCAAAGGACATTATCGTGCAGTTTCTTGGTAAACCTACGGCAGACGGAACACAAGAAAATCTCCTGAATCGTCTTGAGAATTTAATCTATCAAACAAGCATGGTAGCCAATATCTCAGATGAATCGTTTGGAAATGCCTCCGGAACCTCTCTTGCGTATAAATTACAGTCTATGAGCAATCTTGCGTTGACATTCGACCGTAAGAATGAGAAATCCATGAGAAAGCGATATAAGCTATTCTGTTCCCTTGCAACGAATGTGCCAGATCGGGATGCATGGAAAGACATTGACTTTACAATGAGCAGAAATATCCCGAAGAATCTCCTCGAAGAAGCACAGACCGCCCAAGCCTTGGAAAGCATCGTGTCCAAGGAAACACAGCTACAGGTGTTATCGATTGTAAAGGATGTTACTGAGGAGATGGACAGAATGGATAAAGAGGAAGAAAAGAAGCAGGAAACAATCGTAGAGAAGCGGATGTTCGGAGGCGCGGAAGATGAGCAGTCAGGAGTATTGGAAGAATAGAGAAGAAGAGCAGCGAAAGAAGAATATCAAGGATGAAGCCGAATACGCGAAAGAAATTGAGAAGATCTATGTGAACATGATGGATGAAATTCAGAAAGAAATTAATGGATTTTACACACGATATGCAAAAGCAGAAGGGATCACAATCGCAGAGGCAAAAAAGCGGGTATCTAAAATGGATATTGATGCATACAGTCGAAAAGCAGCACAGTATGTAAAGGATAAGAATTTCTCTAAGGAAGCCAATGAGGAAATGCGGCTCTATAACGCAGCGATGAAAATCAATCGACTGGAAATGCTTAAAGCAAATATCGGAATGCATCTTGTCGGTGGATTTGATGAGCTTCAGAAGTGTTTTGACCAGATCCTGACAGAGAAAACGCTGGAAGAATTTGAACGGCAGGCAGGAATCCTTGGAAAATCCATCCAGAACAATGCGAAGATGGCGCACTCGATCGTGAACGCTTCTTTCCGCAATGCGAGATACTCAGACCGTATTTGGATGTATCAAGATATGTTGAAAGCTGAATTGTCGAAGCTCTTACAAACAGGTCTGATACAAGGCAAGAATCCAAGAATACTTGCAAGGCACCTTACTAAACTGTTTGGAGTAAGCCGGGAAAATGCAGAGCGACTGATGATAACGGAGCTGTCGAGAGTGCAGGCAGAAGCGCAGAAACAGTCTTATATCCGCAATGGATTTGAAGAGTATGAGTTTATCGCAGAACCTACCGCCTGTCCGATCTGTAGATCGTTGGACGGAAAACATTTTAAAGTATCAAAAATGATGCCGGGAGAAAATGCACATCCAATGCATCCACGTTGCCGGTGCAGTACAGCAGCATATATGGACGATAAAGAGTATCGAGAGTGGCTGGATGGATACCATAAGCATGGAATGGATTTTGAAACTTGGAAGAAGAGGGTTGAAAAGAAATCTGTGTTTGATATAATAAAAGCAGATAAAACAGTCAGCGGACATTCTGGAACGCCTAAAATGGCAGAGGCAGGAGCGGTAATAGACCATATCGGAAAAGACGGGAAAGTAGATGTAAGAGCTTTTTATGGAGAGTCGAAATTAAAATCTAAAGATATCCACACAACCGATCATGGGAATCCAAAGCAGCACCCTTATGGAGAACATGGGGAACACGTACATGATTATACATGGGGAGATGATGGTAGACTGAAGAATAAGACAACTCGCGAATTAAGCAAAGAGGAAAGAAAGGAGAATGGCGATATATTATGAATAAAGATGAATTAAGACAAATTTTATCTGAGTGTTGTAATGACATCTCTTTTTCTTACCGAGGACTGGCATCGGGAGTGACGGTTGAAGTCAGAGATTACATCCCAATGTATCAGGCGTGGCACGGTGATGAAACGAAAGAATATGATAATGTAGATGATGTTATAAATGATAAATTTTATAGTGGAAAATCATTAAATGATCTAGTCAAAGAAGTAGAAATTGAAGCAATGTAATACCATCGGTCGAGCGGGCTGATGGTATTTTTATGCACATTTTGGAGGTGATGTAATTTGATTGAGGTGAGAATTCGACCAGAGCGAATTGAAATCTTTGGACACGCAGGGTATGCAGAACCCGGAAAAGACATTGTTTGTGCTGGTGTCACGGCGCTTACACAGACGCTGATCCAGTCAATTGAAAATTTAACAGATGATGAAATAGAATACAGAATATCTCCCGGAAAGGCTGAGATAGAATACAGGAATCTGTCAGAGAAATCAAAAACTCTGGTGGATTCCTTTTTTGTTGGCATTCGCTTGATTGCCGATGAGTTTCCGAATTATGTAGCAATTATGTAATTCACGCCCAAGTCTTGAAGGCGTAAAAAGCTAGGGGAAAGGACCATGAAGAATGTCATTAAACTTTTAGGAGGTAAAGAAAATGAAGAGCAGGATGTTTAGAATGCTGCAGTTATTTGCAGAAGAAACCGTAGATCATACAGCAGAACCTGATGCGGTGAAAGATAGTGTTAATCCGGAAAACACATCTGATGATAGCGGAGAAGAAAAAAAGTACACAGACAAGGATGTGGATGCGATTGTAAACAAAAGATTCGCAAAATGGAAAACTGAGCAGGAACAGGCGGTAAAGAGTGCTAAGGAAGAGGCAGAAAAGCTTGCAAAAATGAATGCTGAGCAGAAACAGAATTACGAGATCGAGAAGTTGCAAAAAGAGAATGAAAAACTGAAGCAGGAGGCTGCAAAGGTTGAGCTTAGCAGAAGCGCCACAGGCATTCTTGCAGACAAAGGAATTGAAGCAACGCAGGATGTTCTTGATTTTGTTGTAGGGAATGACGCTGATGATACGAATGCAAAAATTGATAAGCTTGTAAAAATCGTGGAATCCCAGCTTAAGAAAGCCATGACGAACTCAGGAAGTCCAATGTCTGAATTCGAAAAGAGACTTGCAAAGTATAAATAAAGGAGAATGTGAAGATGAAGAATAAAGAATTTATGATGTTACAGTTATTTGCGGCAGGAGACAACAATGATATGCCGGTAAGAAGCTACCAGCTTGAGTTTAAAAGTCTTTTGCAGGCAGTATTTAAAAAGATGTCTTATTTCGCGGATTTTTTCGGCGGCGAACTTGAGGCACTGGATGGAGTCAGAGAAAATGAAACAGCCTTTTATGTAAAAACATCAGACATTCCGGTTGTGGTTGGAACCGGATATGATAAAACGAAAACGAAAGCTTTTGGAACGGGAACAGGGAACTCTAGCCGTTTCGGAGAGAGAACAGAGATTATTTACACTAACACACCGGTTAATTACTCTTGGGGATGGAATTTCCATGAGGGGATTGACCGCCACACCGTAAATAATGATTTTGATGTTGCGGTAGCAGATCGCTTGGAACTGCAGTCTCGGGCAAAAACAAAGCAGTTTAATAAGCAGCATGGAAAATTTATTTCCACATCTGCCGGAAAAACTTTAAGCGTTACTGATTATACGGCAGACAATGTTTTGAAGTTGTTCAATGAACTTTCTAAGTATTTCAATAATATTGAAGCGGTTGGAACGAAAAAAATTAAGGCTTGTTCCGATCTGTACAATGCCGTTGTGGATCATCCTTTGAATACGTCTGCTAAAAACTCCACTGTAAACATTGATGGCAATGAAGTTGTGAAGTTCAAGGGATTCCTTGTAGAGGAGATTCCGGACGAATTATTCCAGTCTAAAGAATGCGCCTATGCATATATTGCCGGAGTTGCAAAAGCATTTACCGGAATTAACACAGCGAGAACAATCGAATCCGAGGATTTCGACGGTGTAGCTTTGCAGGGAGCTGGTAAGGCTGGAGAATTTATTCCGAATGACAACAAGAAAGCTGTAGTTAAAGTGTCGGTGGGGTAGTACCCACTGACGATACCGCCTTGATTGGCAGTGGGAAGATCGGAAAGGCAAAAGTAGGAAAAGCGAAATAGTGAGGTGATAGTATGGCATACGTAAAGAAAGACTGGAAAGACGGAGAAGTAATTGCAGAAGCAGCAATGGACAACATCGAGAATGGTGTAGCTGCAAATGACACGAAAAATACGCAGCAGGACGAAAAGATTTCTGAATTAGAAGGGAAAACAGTGAAAGCAGTTGCCGGATCTAAAGATGGTTTGATGTCTAAGGAAGATAAAACGAAACTAGACGGAATTGCAGAACAGGCGAATAAATACGTTCTTCCAGCGGCGAATAAAACAACGATTGGCGGCGTGAAACAGATGACCTTGATTGAAGATTTGTCTACAGAAACAACATCTGACCTGAAAAATAAAATCAATGCAATTCTTGCGGAGATGAAAAAACAGGGTATCATGGCAAATTCGTAAGGAGTTGAAATTGAATGCTGGATGATTTAAAAAAACTCCTTGGAATCGAGGATGATTCTCT